CGATCGTCTGCTATGTAAAAGCCGAGTTTGGACTCGATAACCCCGACGCGGCAAAGTACCGCGACAGTTACGAAATGCTCAAGCGGCATTTACAGCTCTCAAACGAGTATACCAGGGAGGCGTAGCTATGTATTGGCGAGAAATCGGCTTTTTGTGCCAGGAAACCGAAAAGCTCGACTCTCTCCGAAAGCCTTACAAGAGTTACGAAAAGCGAGAGGTTTTTTGTAACTCTAAAGGCGTAAAGAGGAGCGAATTTTACCAGGCACAAGCCCAGGGCTACCGCCCCGAGCTTTGCGTAGAGATTAAGGAGCTCGACTATAACGACGAGGGGCACTTTGAATTTAACGGGAAAATGTACCGTATTATCCGTACCTATCCCGTTAAAAACGAGTGCCTCGAGCTGATATGCCAAGCTCTCGTTGTCGATCAAAGCGTAAGCGGAAACGGAGGCGGCTATGGGACAGAGGTTTAACACCACGGCGTTTATAAAAGCGTTTACCGAGCGTATGTGCGAGATATTGCCGACATATTACGAGGAGGCACCTACGAGAGGGACTTTCCCTTATTCCGTTTTTAACGGGATTAACATAATCGACCTATCCGCGGGCGATCTGCTTTCTTTCTACCTCGATATTTGGGTGGACGAAAAGAAACCAGGCGCAACGGAGGAGCTCGAGAGCCTTTGCGATACAATCCGCACGGAGCTTTATAACGCGATCATTGCCGCGCCTGGCTTTGCCTCGCACATCGGCTTTGATAACCAAAATATCGTAACGGACGGCGAGCACGACATAGCGCACCGCCGTTTAGGTATGTCGGCAAGAATATTCTACTATTAGGAGGCAGTTAAGTTATGGGAACTGTTACCAATTTGACCAAACAGCAGATCGAAAATATCCAGATCGACGAGTCGGTTATTTTCCTGGATTACGGTACCGAAACCGAGCGTTTCCTGGCTCCGACCAGGGGCGGCGGTGAATTTGTCGCAACCGCAACGGTGCGCGATATTGAGTTTGACGGCAAGAACGGCAAGACCGCGGGCACCCAGGTTATCGAGGAGCAAGCCGCCTCGTACAAGGTTACTACCTTGTGTATGAGCCAGGAAAACCTCGCCCTTGCAATTCCGAATTGCAAGGTAAGCAACGACGAGGGAAAGACGATCTCCAACCCCAAAACGGGCGTAATTCCCGAAACCGCATATCTCAAGAACATTACCGCTTTCGCCAAGCTGATTAGCGGTAAGTTTAAGAAGATCACCATTTACAACCCTATGCACGAAAACGGGCTGACCGCAAAGGCGGTACAGAAAGCCGAGGGCGAATTGGCGCTCGAGTTTTTCGCGCATTACCCCTATTCCGATCTCGACGGCGACTTGTGGAAAGTCGAGGAGATCGCCGCAATGCCCGACACCAAAAACCCCGCCCCCGCAAATGCCGCGGCGGTGGCAAATGAGGACGGCAACGACGACCCCGCGGACGGAAACGCAGAGGAATAATAACGGAGTTTAAGGAGGATCCACACTATGCTTACCATTGGTACTATGCCTATTTTGCTCAAGATCGTAGGCAAGCTCGACATTAAGCCCGCGATCGAAAAGCTGAAAGAGGTTGATATTTTCGAGGAAACCAAGAGCGCCGAGGACGCTATGAAACAGCTCGACAAAGAGAAAGTCGGTGTCCTGGCAATGGAGATTTTGGGCGAGCTGACACCACAGCTCGGCAAGATTGCCGACGATCTCCCGCCCCTGGTTGCCGCCTATAAGGGCGTGAGCGTCGAGGAGGCAAAGAAACTCGACGCGGCGGAGGTCATTAACGAGATTATCCACGACGAGGGCATTACCTCTTTTTTCAAGCGTGCTCTACGCAAGAAAGTAGAGCAAGGAGCCTAACCCTATTACACAAATACTACGAGTGGCAACTCATAGAGAGCCTACCTTTATCGGCTCTCCGTGAGTTGCTTTCTTTTGCCTACAAAGAGGAGGAGCGGGCGCAAAAAGCCGAGATCGAAAAACGGCTCTTTCCTCTTTGGCTCGTAAACTATGCTCTCGCCAAAGTGAAAGGTGGAGAGCTCGAAATGGATTACGAGCAATTTTTGAAAACGGTATTTTCTACACAACCCGCACCCACGACGCAAACAAAGCGAGAAAAAAAGAGAACGGCGGACGAGATTATGGCGGAATTTATGCCGCTTGTCGAGGCTGACCGAAAGAAAGGAGGCTAACCTATGGCGAGTATATTTCGTGTGCTCGGTGAAATCTTTGTAGATAACTCCGCGGCGGATAAAAGCATTGACGCAACAACCGAAAAGGCGGAAAAGAGCGGCTCAAAAGTAGGCTCGGCTTTCTCCTCTATCGCCAAAGGTGCGGCGGCTATGGGTACCGCAGTTGTGGCGGGAGCTACCGCGATCGGCACCGCGGCTTACGGTATGGCTACAAAGACAGCCGCCGCCGCGGATAATGTCGATAAAATGAGCCAAAAAATCGGCATTTCCCGAGAGTCGTACCAGGAATGGGACTTTATAATGAGCCAATGCGGAATGGATGTTGACAAGCTCCAAACGGGCGTAAAAACACTTACCGCAAAAATGAGCGACGCGGCAGAGGGCAACAAAACAGCCTCCGCCGCATTTGATAAGCTCGGCATTTCTGTTACCAATGCGGACGGCTCGTTAAAATCTCAAGAGCAGATGTTTAACGAAACGATCGCCGCTTTGCAGAGTATGGAAAACGAAACGGAGCGGGCGGCACTTGCTACCGAGCTATTCGGTAAAGCGGGCGTAGAAATGGCACCGTTGTTAAACACCTCCTCCGCGAGCATAGAGGAAATGCGCCAAAAAGCGCACGACCTCGGTATGGTTATGTCGGACGAAACGATTAACTCGGGCGTGCTGTTTACGGACACCATAGACACCATAAAGCGATCTCTTGGCGGACTTATGAACAATTTAGGCGGAGCGGTTATGCCGATCGCGCAAAGCGTCCTCGACCTGGTTGTTAAAAATCTGCCTTTGGTGCAAGGGCTTTTCGCAAGGCTTACGCCTATTCTACAAGGTGTTTTCGACAACATCTTGCCTCCTTTGTTTAACCTTGTGGAAACGCTATTGCCGATACTGTTAAACCTCATAGAAACGCTATTGCCTCCGATCGAGGCGATAATTACGGCAATATTGCCCGTGATTATTAGCCTTATTCAGCAGTTGCTACCGTTTGTTATCCAAATCATAGAGCAAGTGCTACCGATAGTTGTATCTTTGATCGAGTCGCTAATGCCGCTTGTTTTGCAGATTATAGAAACGGTATTGCCTATCTTAATTCAGCTCATACAAGCGATCTTACCCGTGGTTATCCAAATCATAGAGGCGGTTTTACCCGTGGTAATTCAGCTCTTGCAGATGTTACTACCGCCGATTTTGCAGATCGTGAACACGGTACTCCCCGTGCTTATCAATCTAATAAACCTCATTTTGCCCGTTGTGGTGCAAATCATAGAGGCGGTTTTGCCTATTTTGATACAGCTTATAGAAATGATTTTACCGCCTATTTTTCAAATCATAGAGCAGGTATTACCCATTCTCTTAACGCTGATCGAAACAATAGTGCCGATCGCCTTACAGATCGTCGAGGCGATCTTACCCGTGCTCGTTACATTGCTCGAGGTGCTTTTGCCCGTAATTCAGCCTATCCTCGATATTCTTATGATACTGTTAGAGCCCCTCCTGGACTTGTTAAACCTCATTTTGCCGCCGTTGTGCAACTTTATAACAATGCTGTTTGACAAACTCTTACCGCCCTTGCAAAAGGCTTTCTCGGGCGTGGCGGAGATCGTGGGCGGCGTATTCAAAAATGCCTTTGACGGTATTAAAAAGGTTTTCGAGAATGTCAAGGGCGTATTCAGCGGCATTATAGACTTTGTAAAAAATGTCTTTACGGGTAATTGGCGCGGAGCCTGGGACGCGGTCGTTAAGATATTCTCTAACATTTTCGAGGGTATCAAAAACGCCTTTAAGGTGCCTATAAATTGGATTATCGACGGCATAAATGTATTTATCCGAGGGCTTAACAAGCTCAAGATACCCGATTGGGTGCCTGGTGTGGGCGGCTTGGGACTCAATATCAAGGAGCTTAAACGGCTCCGTATTGGTATGGAGTATGTGCCTTATGACGAGTACCCCGCGTTACTGCACAAGGGCGAGCGCGTCCTCACAGCGGGAGAAAACCAGGAATACACCAAATTACAAAGCGAGCAAGCAAACGGCAACACAGAGGGTCGGCTCGTCGTCAAAATCGAGTTTGGCGAGAAATCAATCTACATTGAAAACCTCAAGACCGACGAGGAGGGCGATGTAGATAGCTTTGTCGATCTGTTGCTCGAGCTGATCGCTGACAAAATCCAAAGAAAGGGAGCTGTATTTGCATAATGAGTCAATTTCCGTTTTTAGTATTCAAAGAGCAATGCTCCCTCGACCATTGTTTGTATGTTTCCGAGAAAGGCTCCTACAAGGGAGCCTCTCGGGACATTACCTACACGAGCGTAGCGGGACGGAGCGGCGACCTTATCACCGATAACGGGCGCTATAAAAATGTCAATATCCCGTACAAGCTCACTCTGCTTAATAAAACGGAGAGGGACTTTGCCGAGCTCGCACAGCAGATACGGGCGTGGATCCTCGCGGAGTCGGGCTATTTTCGGTTGTGGGATAGCTACGATCGAAAGTATTTCCGCCTTGCCTCGTACAGCGGCGAGGTGGATATAGAGCAAGAGCTCCGCGACCTGGGATCCCTCGACCTAACCTTTAATTGCAAGCCGTACAAATACTCTTTTGAGGGGCAAAACCCCGTCGTATTCACCGCGGCGGGCTCTCTGTATAACGCAGAGCTTTTCCCCTCCGTGCCTTACATCAAGGTAACGGGGAGCGGGACGGTAACGCTCACGATCAACGATAGCTCCTTTACGCTAAAGGAAATCGACGAGTATATCGAACTCGATTTTGATATGCCTAACGCCTATAAGGGGCTTGAGCCCAAGAATAACAAGGTATCGGGAGCGGATATGTCAACATTCACTCTCCGCCCTGGCTTTAATGCTATTTCGTGGGTGGGTGATGTTGAAAAGCTTGAGATCGTGCCGAGGTGGTGTTGTGTATGATACCTATTTTGTACGATAAAAGCGAGCGGGACTTTTCCCATAACGGTATCGGCTATTTGGCGGACACCGTAAAAGCGGTCGTTACCGAGGAGCGCAACGGTAGCTATGAGCTGTCTTTGCAGTACCCCATAACGGGTATGTGGTACGACCAAATTACAAAGGGCTCTATTATCAAGGCAAAGGCTAACGAAACGAGTAGCTTACAGCTATTCCGCGTCTATAAGTCGAGTAAGCCTATGAAAGGCGTTGTTACATACTCCGCGGAGCACATCTCTTACGATCTCAACGGAATACCGACGCTCGGGCTCTCTGTAAAGAATGTTACCCCACAAGCCGCGGTCGCCCGAGCGATCGAGGGCGCGGTTTTGCCGTGCCCCTTTTCCGTCGTAAGCGACATATCCACGCTCAACAGCACCGACCTATTAAAGCCGTGCTCTATCCGCGCTATCCTGGGCGGACAAGCGGGCTCGGTACTCGATGTGTGGGGCGGCGAGTATGAGTTTGACAATTTCGTTATCAATCTACACCGACACCGCGGCACCGATCGCGGCGTTACGGTGGAATACGGGAAAAACCTAAAAGACCTCAAGCAAGAGGAAAATATTTCCGATTGCTACACGCACCTTTTACCCTACGCGGTGTACACCGAGGAGGGCGAGGAGGGCGGCGAGAGTCGAGAGGTTTATGTATATCTCGCGGAGAGGGTTTTACCCTTTGCGGTCGCCGATAACATCGGGCACCAAAAAGCCTATATTATGGACTTTAGCGACCGTTTCGCGGACGGAGAGGCAATTACCGAGGAGGCATTAAGGGCAAAAGCTACCGCATACGCGGCGGCGGCAGAGCTCGGCGTGCCAAAGGTAAATATAACCGTGTCTTTTATTCAGCTTTGGCAGACCGAGGAATATAAGAACATTGCACCGCTTGAGCGGGTCGCTATGTGCGATACAGTTACGGTGCATTTTTCAAAGCTCGGCGTATCGGCAAAAGCCGAGGTTATCAAAACCGCCTACGACTCCCTCGCGGAAAAATTCGAGTCCGTTACCCTGGGAGAGGCTAAAAGCTCCTTTGCTGACACCGTGAACAAGCAAACCGCCGAAATAGCGGGCATTAAGGAAACGGTTAAAAAGGGGCAAGCCAAAGCCTCGGAGGAGCTTAAAAAAGCGATCTTAACCGCTACTAACCTCATTACGGGACACTCGGGCGGCTATGTCGTGCTCAACCCCGCGGAAATGCCGCAAGAAATCCTCATACTTGACGCACCGACACTCGAGGAGGCGGTTAATGTGTGGCGGTGGAATAGCGGCGGCTTGGGGCACTCCACGACGGGCTATAACGGCGAGTATTCCCTCGCTATGACTATGGACGGCTCCATAGTGGCGGACTTTATACGAGCGGGCGTGCTTAACGGCGCGCTACTGCAAGCCGACTCGATACAGAGCGCGGCTATCTCACAGCATTATAAAGCCGAGGTAACGGACGAGATCGGCTCGGCGACGCGCACGGTAGAGCAAGCCTTTATCGCGGGCGACGAGCAGTTATTGAGCGTAATTACGGGCATTAACTCCGTGCTTACGGGAGATATGCAGACGATCGAAACCACCGTTTCCGAGTTGCGCCAAAGAGTCGATAGCTTAACGCTGTCCTTTACTACGGGCTTTACGGGCGGTATAAACGCCGTAAAGAACTCGAGCGGACTTAATGGCGTGTCCGATGATTGGAGCTATACGGGCTCCGTTGTGGCGTTGCAGACCGCCGACGCGATCAACAACACCTCCGCGGGCTCTATGTTTCGGTTACGGATAGCGACACTCTCCCAGGAAATAACCGTTATCCAGGGCAAGGAGTACACGCTCACATTTAAGGCAAAGCGGGGCACCGCTAACCGATGTTATGCGTATATCGCCAACGGCGGCAACGATACCTATATTTTCGACGCTCAAGCCTCGGGCGGTTGGGAGGAGCACTCGCTCACCTTTACAGCCTCGGGCGGCTCCGTTACGCTGACGATCGGCACCTCGGGCTATTATCTATATGTGGCGGATTTTATGTTGGTAGAGGGCACCCAAAAAAGCTATTGGACTCCCGCGCCGAATGAGATTTACACCGAAAGCGTAAAGATCGACCGCCGCGGCATTAACATTACCAACTCCGAGAGCTCCACGGAAACGATCATAGACCACACGCAATTTGCCGTAAAGCACGCGGGAGCGGTCGTACTTACGGTAAACAAAGACCTTACTACGCTACGCAAGACCGAAATAACGGACGAGCTCACCGTGGGCAAGGGAAAATTTGTACCCGTTACCGCGGGGCTTGATTTTGTACTACTTGATTAAGGAGGCGAGGTTTTGGCTACTTGGAAAAGTAACACATACGAGGGTAGATACCTACAGCTTACTATTACCGAGTCGGTAAACGCAAAAACAAACAAATCTACCTTAACCTGGACTCTGCAATCTATCGGCGGCTCGGTTAATTACTACACCGTAGACGCTACAACCGTTACGATCAACGGCACCCAGGTTTATTATAAGGCGCGCACATATTGGGACTCCTACGAATTTCCCGCCGCAAAAGGATCCGTTAGCGGCACGATCACGGTAGACCACAACGCGGACGGCACAAAAAGCATTACCGTAGGATTTTCTACGAGAGTATATGTGTACGGCTCGACGGACTACGGCGGCACAATGACGCTAACCAACATCGACCGCACCGCCCCGACCGTTACTATTACGACCTCGGGAATAACCGCCTCGGGAGTAACGGTAAACGCCTCCGCCTCCACGACTTGCGATCGGTGGGACTACTCTACCGACAACGGCTCAACCTGGACGAACTTTAGCACCACGAGCGGCACGAGTGCCTCGAAATCCATTACGGGGCTGACTCCTAACACGAGCTACAATATCAAAGTTAGAGCCCGCAAGAGCTCTAACGAGGTATACGGCACCTCGGGAGCCTCCGCGGTAAAAACCCTCGGCGGCTCGGTTATCTCCTCTATAAACACCCTTACAGCGGATAACGCGACCGCTCAAATCGTTATGTCGGTTACGGTCTATAACACGAGCTACACACACACGCTCGTTATAAAGAACGGCTCGACGACGGTATTAACCATTACGGGGCTGACGCTCTCCAACGGGTCAAACACGATCACACTTACCGCGGCGCAACGCTCCGCGGTGCTCGCGGCTATGTCGGCAATAAAGAGCTTTTCGGGCACCTTTACGCTGACGACATATAGCGGCACTACGCAGATCGGCACCGCCTCCTCCAAAACGGCGACGGTGCAAACGACCGCCGCCAACTCCGCACCGACCTTTACGGGCTTTACCTACCTGGACGCAAACGCTACCTCCGCGGGCGTAACGGGTAACGATCAAATCCTTATACAAGGCATTTCCTCGTTAAAAGTAACCGCGACGGCGGCTACCGCCAAAAACGGCGCGACGATCTCGAGCTATTCCGTCGTGGCGGGCTCGGCGACAGCCTCGAACACCTCGACGGTAATACCCGTAGGCGCGATCGCAACCGCGGGCACCGTGCCCGTGATCGTTACGGCGATCGACAGCAGAGGCTACACGACCTCCTCAACGGTCAATATTACGGTGCTTGAGTATGAGGGTATAAATATCTCCGATTACTCAATGCGCCGTGTAAACGAGGTCGAGGACGCTACCCAGGCACATATCAGCGGCGACATAACGCCCGTTGTGACCGGCGGCGCAAATAAAAACAGCCTGGTAAACCTCCGCTACCGCTACAAGAAAACAAGCGACGACGCTTACGGCTCGTACCATAGCTTGCTCGACGCAACGGTGGCGGACGACGATAGCTTTTCCTTTGACTCCGACGAGTGGTTAAGCCTGGACGCTGATTACTCGTATTATGTGCAGTTTATTGTAAACGACAAGCTCACATCGGACACCGTTACGATCACGGTACCGCAAGGAACGCCGTTACTCTCTTTCCGACGAAAGAAAGTAGGCGTAAACAAGCGGGAGCCAGCGGCGGCGCTCGATGTGGCGGGCTCGGTTATGATGAACGGTTTTAATGTTCTCGGACTTGTGGCGGCGCTCACGGGCGAGGAGGACTTAAACAACATTGTAGACGGCGGCATATACACCCAGGCGGCAAACGCAAACGCGAGCACGGGTAAGCACTACCCGAAAGCGATTGCGGGTTTTTTGGAGGTTATGGCTAACCCGAGCGGCTACATTTTGCAGAGGTATACCGCTTATGACAATTCGGCGGTATATGTCCGAACTCGATATAACGGTAATTGGTACGCTTGGAAAAGCGTTGCCCTTACCACAGTATAAGGAGGCTACTTTATGAAAGTAACAAAGGCGATCGCTCTTGACTTTGGACGCGACACGACACCCGTTACGGTGTTTGCCAAACAGCGCGACAAACAGAGCCGTTTTATCGAAATCACCCCGCTTAACAGCGGACAGAGCTACGAGCTCCCCGCGGGCGTTACCGCCCGCTTGCACCTCACAAAGCCCGATAAGCATACGGTATTGAACGACGCGGAGATCGCGGGCGGGAAAATTACCGTAGAGCTTAAAGAGCAAGCCCTCGCCGCGGCGGGTACCGCCGTTGCAGAGATCGGGTTGTATATGGGAGAGGCTCTCTTGAGCTCTCAAATCTTTTATATCAACATCGAGCGGGCGGCATACGACCCCGCGGCACCCGAAAGCTCCGACGAGTATAACGCCCTGGTGGACGCTTTCGGAAAGGTTGACGGAGCGGTAAGCGCCGCCAATTCAGCCGCGGCAAGCGCGGGTACAGCTACCCAAAAGGCGAATACCGCCGCTACAAATGCAAACAACGCTACGACGGCGGCAAATGCCGCGACAGCCAACGCAAACACCGCCGCACAAAAGGCGGGTAATGTCAATATCCAGGCGGTACAGACAGCGACGGGCGCAACCGTAACCGTTACCGACCAGGACGGCGTAGAAACCGCCGTACACATTGACACCCTTACGGCGGTCAACGGGTGGAACGACATTAAAAATGCCGTCCGCCTGGGACTTGGCGCAAAGCTGTTTCCCGTGGGCTACGAGTTTACTACGGAGGACTCCGTTACGGGAGCGGTCATTACCTGGGTGGTGCGCGGTCATAACCACCACACCGCCGCAAACGGCAAGCTCGAGCACAGCATGACCCTTGAAATGAAATATGTCTACGGCACCTCGAGCGGAACATATAAGAGCTTTGTTTTCGACGCAACCGAGGCTCTTTACTATGCCGCCGAGGGACTCCCCGCGGGCACCTATCATTTCAGCCTATTAGCGGGCTATGACGCAACATACGGCGGCGGCAAGACATTTTCATTTACCATTACGCAACCCGTACCCGCGGGCGGCGTAATTATGTTCCCCTGGGGCTACCAAAAGCAAGCTATCGAAACAAAGATTAGCACCTATGCAAGCAATACCGCAACCGCGGCAATAGAAAGCGTGGCGGTCGTGGAGGCGGCAGACGGTACCAATCTCGGCACCGCAGACGGTAACACCGAAAATATGAACCACTCCCACCGCATACGCTACGGCTCAAACAACTACGCGCAAAGCGCAGTCCGTCAATGGCTGAACAGCGACGCAGAGGCGGGCTCCGTGTGGGCTCCGACAAATATTTTCGATCGCCCGCCCTCCTGGGCGGCAAGTACGAGCGGCTTTATGCGCGGCTTGCCCGCTGACTTTTTGGAGGCGGTGCAGATCGCGGAAATCCCGTGCCGCACAAACTCCATTTTTGAGGTTAATAGCCTCGACGGTACCGAGTTTGCCGTAAACCAGGTGTACAGCTTGAAAGATAAATTTTTCTTGCTATCTCGTCCCGAGATTTACGGATCCTGGGACAGCTCGACCTATAAGGACGGCGAGTTGTTGGAATATTACAACGGCTTGACCGATACCGAGCGTATCAAACGCGACGAGGCGGGCTCGGCGCGTTACGCGTGGCTCCGCTCCCCTTACCCTGGGTACGCCAGCATCGAGCGCTATGTGAACACGAGCGGTGCTTTGAGCAGCAGCGGCGCGAGCGTCGCTGACGGGGTCGCCGCCGCTTGTATAATCGCATAATCTAAAATCCGCCTCGGTAGAGGCGGTTATTTCGGAGGTCTATTATGAGCGTTAGAAAAGGAGATCGAGGCGAGGGCAAATTGCAAGTCCTCAACAAAGCCCGCGAGCTCAAGAAATACTCTCTCACGATCGTAAAATCGGAGAAAAACTTTCCAAAGAGCACCCGTTGGCTTTACGCCTCGCCGATCGTAAACGAGGTGCGCGAGGCGTGTATATGTATTCGGCACGCAAACTCGGTATATGTAACGACCGAGGACGAATACAACTACCGCCGTATGGAGCAAGTCAAAGCCCACGCACACCTCGACGCTCTTTTAGACCTTATCGACGACGCTTACGACGCGGGTTATATCTCGGGTAAACAAGTAGATCATTGGACGGGGCTAATCCTCAATACAGACGATCTGTTAAAAGCCTGGATAAAGTCCGATAAGGAAAAGCACAAGGTTAATTTGTAGGGCGGTTGCTATTTTTTGGGGCTCGGCGCGTAACGCGTGGCTCCGCTCCCCTAACCCTGGGAACGCCAACAACGAGCGCAATGTGAACACGAGCGGTGCTTTGAACAACAACAACGCGAACAACGCTAACGGGGTCGCCGCCGATTGTGAGAATTGTCCGTTTCAAGTAGTCGAAAGACCAAAGCAGTACACCTCACACAAGGAGCGACCGTCCTACCTCCATAAAGGAGGGAATATTACGGGCGACAAAGGAGCCTTACGGGGTTGTCCTTTTATATGCGTCCGTCATTTTATTATGTCATACGAGCAAGTAATCTCATTCGATAGCCTTTACAAAGGCTTAAAACAGAGTTGCCGTAATATCCGTTGGAAAGACAGTACCGTAGGTTATGAGGGTAACGCCATTAAAAATACCTACCGCTTGCGGCAAAGCCTCTTAAACGGCAAATACAAAATAGACAGATACCAACACTTTACTATTTTTGAGCCGAAACGCCGCGAGATCGTGGCGACGAGGTTAAAAGACCGCCAATTTCAGCGGGCACTATGCGACAACGGATTTTATGAGCAGATAACCAAATCC